ACGGCCAGCGCAGCGACCTTCAGCGGCGTCAGTTCCACGTCGCTGAAATCGGCCTTGCTGACGGCGATGGCCTTGGACTCCCCCGTCCAATAGCCAGTGGCGGCGCCGTCCTGGCCCTTCACGTGAACACGCGCCGGCATTGCGCGCAGCGGCAGCCGGTCGAACACGGTCATGCCGTACAGGAACTCGACGAAATCGCCGGTGAAGCGGGTGTCGGACGCAGCCAGTTCGGCGCCCCACTCACCCGAGCCGGTGCCACCGCCAGCGACAGCGGCGCGGATGAACTCCACCAGCTTCGGATGCGACTTGCCCCAGCGCTGCTTGGCGAACTCGGCCGGTGTGATGAAGTTGCCCTCCTTCATGGCGATGAAGGACGCCGCCTTGGCCTGCAGGTAGCGGACGTAGCTCTGGCCCTTGAATTTGTCGTCCGGGTCTTGGGTCTTCACGAAACCCATGCCGCCGGCCACGCGCGAGCGGTGGGCGCCTTCAGAACTGTCACCCTCGACAGGGCGAGCCGAGGCGGCCTTGCGCTCGCGGATCTGCGCCATCAGGATCTCGTCATCGAGGGACTTCACCTCGCCGACCAACTCGCTCAGTTCGGCGCGCTCATCGTCCGACTTCTCGTGCTTCTCGTCGGCCCACAGTGCCTCGATCTCATCAAGCCGCGCGGCCTTGGTCATGCGCAGTTCGCGCAGTTCTTTCAACGTCTTCATGGTGTCCTTGCCTTTCTGGCTTCGGGAATGAAAAAAGCCGCCAGAAGGCGGCTTGCTGCTTTGCCCCGAAGCGCCGGGGCGGTTGCGATCTCCGGGCTTCGCCCCTGAATGGCCAAGCGCGGCCGAGGTCGAGTCGGAAAACGACTTTCTGATTTGCTTGATGCTGACGATGCCAGACGGCTCATTGCAGGCGATTACGCAGGCGCTGAGTTCAAGCCATTTCCAGCGAATGAACTTGAGGCCCCAAGAGCCATCGATTTGGGCCGTCTCGATAGGGTTGAAACCGATGCTCAGCCCGCGGACCAGCCCGGTCTTCAATTGCGTCCAGCGCTTGTTGATCTCGGCTTTGAGTTCGGGGCTGTCGGCCTCGTCAATGTCGGCCACCTCGCAATCGACCTCAATGCGATCCTTCTTGACGCGCGCGGCGCGAACCCAGCCGATGGGCTGGTCAGAATCGTGGCCGTAAAGCAATGGAAGCGGCAGACGAAACTCGGCCCCCTCGGGGACAACGATGTCATCCATCAGGTCCGTTTCGATGGTCGAAGCGATTCCAGTGAAGGTCCGCTTCTTCCCGGGGCCAGGCTCCTTGATGTTGGAGACTTCGAAGGTTGCGTAAGCCCGCTGCACCCCGAGGTTGTTGATGTCGCGGTGCTTCATTGGTGGCTCCGGGGTCGCTGAAATGAGAAAACCCGCCGAGGCCTGAGACCTGGGCGGGTTGAATGGGGGTGCTACGGCTATCGGCCGAAGACCATGAACTGGTACTTGCGCTCTTTCTTCGCTTCGGGGTTCAGCATCATCAGAGACACCGCGTCGAAGAGCGCCATTACGGGGTCAATCTTGGCGGTGCCGCTAGCTTGCTTCGTCACCACGATGCCGTTGCTCCGCTGTTCAATGCGGGCGTTGCTCACGCACCATGCCATGAACGCTTGCCCGGCGTGCGCCATTTCGCCGCCTGCTAACTTCCGTTCTGCCGTCTTGATGGCGCCGTTCAGCGTCCAGCCCTGACGAATGCCGATGATCATCTCAACCGGGATACCTCTCGCTGGCGAGGTCAACTCGTCCACGATGTCGCCGATGCCAGAGCTGTCCACTCCGATCGCGTTTTTCTCAGGCAGCAACTTCGCGTCGCGGATACGGCACACGATGTCCGCCACGGCGGCAACGTCCTCGCCGGGCTTGGCCACGATCGTCAAATCGCCGGCCTTCTCGAAGTCCTTCAGTGCCGGCGCGATCTCCTGGCGCCGCTTCAATACGATCTCGTGCGCCCAGCCATGCACCCAGATGAGCCACCGGCGAGTACCGTGCTCGCGCCCCAACACGACCAACCCGAGCAAGTCATCTAGCCCGCCGCCGTCGATGCCGACCACGACCACCTCACTGCGCCGGATCAGGTCGTCAAGCTCAAGCGGCTCGGCGTCCTTTGCCGCCTCCCAGAAATCGGCACCAGCCCATCGGTCAGACCGTAGGTTCAGGCCGATCTCGACGTTGAGATGCTTGGCAAGGAACTTCTGGAACGACCCGTCAGCCTTTGCGCGCTGCTTGCGCAGTTCATCCTCAAGCCAGTCTGCGCTGACGGAGCGCCCGATGTTCGGGTTCGTTATGTAGAAGTTCGCCGGATCGAGATAGGCCTTGGACTCGATCATCTCCAGCGGGAACTCGTACAGCACCCCCAGCGACTTCTTGTCGTCGATCTTGCCGTCCCGCACGTCGCGGTAGTAGTTCAGCTTGTCCTTGAACACCCCGGCCGGCGGATCTTCGCTCTGGGTGGTCAGGTAGATGACCCACCCCTCTTCGCGCGAAATCTGGCCGCCCGTGGCCTCCATGAACATGGCATCAGCGTTGGCCCGAGTTCCGAAAAGCCAGTGCTCGTCGACCAGCACCCGGCCGGACTTCTTCCCCGACACGGTGTCCGTGTCCGCGGCCACGACCTTCAGCAACGCGCGCGACACGCGATGCGTGATCGTTCGCACGTGATCCTGCACGTGGAACATCTCCAGCAGCTCATCGTCGGCGCGCACCATGGCCGCCGCCGGCTTGAAACTGTTGTCGGCGACTTCCTTGGTCGGCGCCAGGATCAGGTGCTCTTCCTCATCCCGCCAGCACAGGATCAGCGCCGTCAGCATGATCCCGGCAGCGATCGTGCTCTTCGTGTTCTTCTTGCTGATCAGCAGGTAGAACTCGCGGATCAGCTGCTTGCCGGTCTCCGCGTCATACGCGCCGAAGATCGCCGCGACGAAATCGAACACCCACTGTTCGCTGCACTCGCCGAAGTTCGGGCTGCGATATGCCCCAAGCCCATCGTCCCACACGCTGCGCGGCAGATCCACCACCCGCAACTGCCGAAAGATCGCCAGCGCCTGCTCGGCCTGGTCGGGGTAGATCGGCGGCGGGATGATCGACCGCCGATGCACCAACCTGTCCGCCCAATCCGGACAGGCCGTTGTCCACTTCATTCAGGCCACTCAGACCTTCTTGCCGTTGGCGGCCGCCAATTTCGGCGGTGCTGCGGCCTGGAACCTCCCGCCGCCGCCAGCCACCGTAGCCTTTGCTGCGTCGAGCTTGGCCGCCTTCTTGCCCACCGGGGCGACCTTCCCATGCACATAAGGCGCAGCGATGGCCGCCGCTTGGATCCGGATTCGCTGGTCCATCTCTTCGTCACGGACCACCTGCAGAAGGTAGTCCAGCGGCGTCAGGTTCGACAGATCGGCTGCCGGAGGCGCAGGGGGCGCTGGCGGCGGCGGGGCCGGCGGGCTGGTGCCGAACGGCCACTCTGCCGGCGATGAGGGCAGCTTCTCGCCCTTCGGAGCGAACGCCGCTGCCTCTGGGGGCGGCTTGGCCGGGGCCTTCTTGGCTGCTGCCTTTGGTGCCTTCGCCTTCAGATCAGCTTTCGCTGCAGAAGGTTTGCGGCCGGCACCTGGCCGTGATCCACCACGGGGCATTGAAAACCTTTGAATTCCTTTGATTCGGCTCCTGGCCGGCCCGGCCGAAATCAAACGGCCGATTTTTTCTCCGCGTGAGGGAACGCGCGGTCAGGCTGAGCCGACCCCGCTTTGCCTCGCCGGCACCCCCCGGTCCCCCGTCTGCCAGCCTCATCGCAGGGCGACCAGCGGCGTCGCTCGGGCCCTGGCGCGGGCTGCTTCGGCCGCGGTCTTGACGGTGTGGCAGGGCTTGCAGATGGCTTCGAGGTTGCTGGGGTCGTCGCACCCGTCGAGATCGCCATCGTGCTCGTGCTTCCAGTCTTCCTTGCCGACGATGTGGTCGACGATGTTGGCGATCCGGACCCTGCCTGCACGATCGCAGGCCTGGCACAGGTAGCAGTCACGCTTCAGGATCTTTGCCCGCAGCTTCTGCCAGGGGTAGCCGTAGCCGCGCTCGGTCGCGCTGGTGCGGCGGGTGTCTGCCCAGCCGCATGCCTTCGGGCCTAATGCGCCTAGCGTCTGAAGTCGGGGCTTGAGGGTGGTGAGACGGCCCATGGTTGACTCTGGATGTGGGCGGCGCAGGCGGGGCTCGAACCCGCGACCTCGGGACTTTCGCCCGATGCTCTGACCAACTGAGCTACAGCGCCGAGGACCTGGCGCAACGATGTGCGCGGCGAGGTGGGTTGCCTGATGTGCGGGTGATTCCAACCACTGGGCAGAGGCATCCCCATGCAATGCCCTACAGGTGCTTCACTTCGGCTAACGGGTCCTGAAAGGAGAAGCGCCGGC